ATAAAGATTTTTATTATTAAAATGCCTTCTGAAAAATTCTATTTTAGAATTATCATTCATTCTGCCATGTTTATGCAAAATAGCACTTATAATCATTACAGTTTCAGCAACTTCTTTATTCTCAAGTAGATATTTTTCAAATACCTGATAAGAAGTACCATTATCAAACAATTCTTCAAAATTTGTAGGATTAAACTTATTTTTATACAGCTTCAGCAATCTCAAATCCGCATAAACATCATCAATAGTAATCTCTTCGTCCTCACTCATAACTTCTTCGATTGATAATATGCCCGATCTAAAGATATTACCTTTTGCATTATTAATAACTTTAACTTCGTCATAATCCAAATCTATCACATCATTGTAATCTGGAATGGTTATGAAAACATTAACCTTTCCTTTATTATGAGAAAAAATAAATTTCCCTTCAATGTTGCTACGAACTTTCACCTTAGTATTACTCGGAACAAATTTATATTTAGACTTCTTTTGTTGCGGGGGAGTCTCTATTTCCTTCTTAATTGCCTTATTTTCGTCTATTAAATCTTTCATTTTGGCGGCAAGTAATTCTTTCACCATCTTTTGGATTTCGGGATCAGAATTTTTTAATTGTTTTTCCAAACTTTCAATCTTTGTTGGCCTAGCCATTATAAATACCTCGCTATATTTAATTAGAATATGGGGGTATAAAATAATACCCCCACCTCAAATCTCATTAAGTAAACATATAGAATCCGAACATATTGTCAGGAACAACTATAGCAGCAGCTCCAACTCTACGCCCATAAACAAACTCTATCTGCCTGTCGCTTCTAGCCATAGCATCAGTTGAACCGACAAAAGGCTGTCCCTCAAAAGCAACCTTAACTATCTTCTCACCAGCAGGAAGAACTATAATATGGGAATCATCTACTGCAAGTGTAGTAGACTGCGGCCGATAAGCTTGCGGGAAAGCAACCAAATCAGTACCACGGAAATTGCCATAGAAACCAAGTTCGTTAGCCTGATCCTTTGCCCTGTCGGAATACCCAAATCCATCGGATATATATCCAAGTGAAGTTGTCGTACCCCAAATCTGTATCCTATCCGCACCAGTAGCAGCCTTAGTATGCTCAATTATTCCAGCAAGAGTGTCGGCATCATATGCACCACTGGCCTTATTGTTAGTATTAACACTCGAATAAGAACCATATATAGTCTCAGAAATAAGTTGCCCAACATAATGTAGATAAGAAACCATAGCCCTATCGGTAAGAGTAGCAAAGTCTATCTTGCCAGCCATGAACCTATCAAATTCGTCATAAAATTTGATTTCTTTATTGACTGTGCTTACCGAAAAGCTTCTGCCAGAAATTTTCTGACGAGGTACATTACCATCACCACGAGCTACTGTATAAACAGGAAACAAAGCGTTGTCTTCAACTATGAAGTTGTTTTCATCGCCCATTGCCGTATCAATAAAATCGGCAAAGCCACTAAATTTGTTAGCGAGAGAAGCATTCATTGCAACAGGCATTATTTCAGCAATTATCGCATAAACACGATATTGTTTTTCCATGAAATTATAATAATTCCATTCACCGCCCGTCACTTCTGTTACGGCATTCCGAATAGCATCGTTAGGATCGCCAGCGGCAAAAGCAGTAGGGGATTTCCTATAAGTATCAAGAGCAAGTACCTGTAAATCACTAAGTTTATTCATTATATCCAACCCCCTTTCTTATATTGCCTTGATGCATCTAAGCTGTGCCATAGATACACCAGATTTTGTGTAAAGTTGATCAATTATAAAAGCAACAGTTGCAGTAGCGTCAAGAGCATCGGAAGAAGTCATCTTGCCATTGCCACCGACAGGAATAACATACTTTCCAGCCGCAAGAGCAACGCCAGCCGTTATATTGGCTTGCGGTATTCCTACCACCAACCCACGATAGGGAACTATTGCCCTTACTTCATCACCAGTTGCTATCGTATAATCATTTTCCACATACTGCGCTTCATAAGACAGTGGAACAGCAAGCACCATAACCATACCCAAATCAGTAATATCTGATGGAGCAGCGCAATCATAAGTACCATCAGTGTTTATGGTACTTATAGTGGCTAAATATCCGTTGGCATATGAAGCGGGGGCAAGTACAGTAAAATACGTTGCAGCCGAACTAACTTTAATTAAATCTATTAAATTAGCCATAATTTACCTCCTAAATTAGTTTTTTGGTTTAAAAAAGCGTTTAGCAGAACCATATTTGTCTGCCGCTGTATTTAAAGCAGAATCAACCTTAATAACAGTTGCTAAAGGCTTTTCTTTATCCTTTTTAGATTTTTGTTCGAATTTAACTTTGCCTAAAATGGCAAAACATGCTTTCCGAATTTGTTCATCAGTTAATTCTTTTTCAACCGCTTCATTTCGGAAATTCGTATATTCCTCAGAATTTGAAAGTTGCTCGGAAAATTCATCTAAGACTTCATTTATTTTTGATTTTCTTTCATCTTTTTCTGCCTTTTCTTTAAAATCTTTCAAATTTTGATTTTCATTTTGAAGATTCTCAAAATCTTCTTTCAATTGAGCAAAATTGTTCTCCATCGTCTCACGATCAGAATCAATCTGCTGGGCTTCCGTGACTGTTACCCACTTTTGAACTATTTCTTCAAAAGATTCTTTGTTTATTGCGGCAACATTATTTTCTTCATCTATCTGATAAGTTGCACGAACATAATAATCTTTATCTGATCCATCTCTTGTCCAACTATAAATACTGACATAAACATAATCATCGTCAAAATCCATTACCCAATAATATGTATAACTGATAGTTTCATCATCTTCATCAGCCACACGCTCATCTTCTATGGAATCTTGAAGTAATCTAAGCTTATCTCTCATGGTAAGAGAAAACGATTTAGGCTCTTCCTGAGACTTTAGATATTGAGTAAATTTTGCAACCATTTCCTCATACTGTTTTTTAAACGCATCACATTCGAAAGTTTCTATCTTAGCGTCCTCGAAACAAGGCTCAACATCCGAACCAAGAATAGTCAATGCCGAAAATTCAAATGATTTGATTTCAAATGAATCATTTTCAATTTCAACATCAATCGGAGTGATCTCCATCGATTGTGGTCTAACGCCATCGGCAAGAAATACATCTAAATCGTCATAACGCCCAGACCAAAGTATGATTTCACACACCAGATATTCTTTATCATCAATCATCTCCCAGCGGGGATTTGCTGATTCGGGTACTACACCATAGGGTACAGTTGTTTGCTCGTATTTAACACCAGAACTATCAATTATGATGCGACCACCGTGTCCTCCAAAATCCTTTTCTCCATCTGTATAGAGCACTTCCGCAATCACGGGAACGTTTAAAATTGATGGTAATGCCGCCTCAACAGCCTCTTTACTTATCGAACTGCCATTGCGATTTGTGCCAGTATAAAGAACATAACATTTGGCTTTCGTGAATTCCGAATTTAGAACTTTAAAAGATTTTACATCTATCTTAGCTTCAAATTTTATTTTGTCATTCAACAATTCCACACCTCCTTTACAAAAACATTAATTTGTTTTTACAAAAACATTTGCTGTTATCGAGAGTGGAAAAATCAAATTGATTTTTCGGTTTAAAAACCCAACAGATTTTCTTATCTATTTCTTTTTGTTGAATAAGTTGAAAACCTTGGGATAGCAATTCGTCTTTGTAATTTTCATCAATCACATATATTAGTTTCATTTGCGTTTATTGACCTCCTCTGTACTTTCGGTAGGCTCTTCCGCTTCTGGTCTTCCTTTTTCGCCAGATTGCGTATAAGCACTTTCTTTTACAGGCAATAAAGAATCGAAATCAAGCATTTTCTCCATTTTTGCTGTCATAATATACGAATATAACCCAACACCCGAAGTCGCCATATACGCACTTCTAAACCCTCCGCCTGTACCCAAATCACCAGCATAAGTTTTATGCCACTCAAGCTTGTCATATTGGTTAAGCCGCAAAAAATTGCATCTAAACTTGTGTTCTTTTATTTTAAAATTCACATAATTTTCGAAATATGAGAGGAGGGGATACATATTCGCAGCATCGGCAAGAGTAGAAAATTTCAAGCCTAATGTAGTGTCGGCAGAAAACATAGATTCAGAAATACCACTATCATCCTGTACATTTTGTTTGGCAATATCAACAATATTAAGACTTGTTTTCTGGGCACTATCAAGACTGATACCCTCGGTATCAAATGGGTTTGTAATAGGGGCAACATTTTCAGGCAAATGTTCTTTGAGAGAATCATGATAATCCTGAATTACGTTTTTCTCCATTATAGGTAATCCGCTTTTTTCATCAATCGGGACTTTGCAGTGAATTAATTTAATATTATCTGCTTTAATAAAATTGTTAAAATAATCTTTGTCAGATTCCAATCTTATTAAATCAATAAACATAGAAGAAAAATAAGGATAATCATGAGTTTCATTACGGCCATGACAAAACATTGCAAAGCCACGATCACTCACAAGATAGAAATTATCATTTGTTTCTTTTTTTTTCTTGGCATTATATTTTTTATGAGCATCTTGAATTTCAACGGGAAGTTCGGGTAATAAATCGACATCAATTAAATCTAAATTGACCCAATACCGCCACAATTTATTATCATCGTATCCAGCCGCCTGACAATACTTACTCGGAACTTCGTAAAAAATTTCACCACTATCAGTCGAAACATTGTACCAATATGATTCCCCGTTAAGTAAAGTACGCATCAGCATAAGAGGGAAATTATATTCGGGTTGAATATTACAAATAACTTTTGCGGATTTTTCAAAACGCGACCATAATGTTTTTTCTTTGATTTCATCTGCTTCAGTAGGGAACATAGTATAATCAAAAGTTATTATGGTAGAAAGATAATATAAAAAGTTTTGATATAATTTGCTTATATTATATAAATATTCAGATGCTTCTTGAAGTTTTTTATAATTACTGCGGGGGTCTTTTAAGAAACCTAAGACTTGTGATTCAGTATATACTTGAGCAAGAGCTTTGGTATAAGTCATTGCCCACATAGGAGGAATGTTTGTTTTCATCGAATGCGGTAAACGTGGTACAAAAAATTCTTTTACTTTATTAATTATTTCACTCATCCATACACCTCCTTTGTATTAAAAATGACAGTAATCAGACCAAGAAAACCCTTTATTATTTTCTCTTAAAATATTTTGATCTAAAAAAGAAACAAAGTAATTAAGATAAGCTAAAGAAGTATATCTATCTTTTCTACCGCCTGATGGTTCTTTTAATTTAATCTTGTTATTTTCACCAACAGTCATTGCCAAACTTACGCATTCATTAACAGCTAGAGTAATTTGAACATGGGGGAGTAGATACCATGCCTTCGTATTAATTGCATCCACGGTATTTGCTTTACCAACATTTTTTACAAAATGTCCTTCAGCAGTCACCTCGTCCACTAAAAAAGATATTAACCCTTTTCTTAATCTCTCTTTAAAGTCTCTCGCCGCATCATTATTCACATCAACATTAGCATTTATCGGATATACAATAGGTAGAGCATTAATGGCTAATGTTCTTTGTACACAGTCATCATATGTACCTTTTGGAATACTATCATGAGACATGACAGTAAAAGCATCATATTCAATATTTCTATCTTCGTCTTTTGTCACCATGCTTAATTGGTCAAATATCGAAACTCCGACATTTTGTAAATCCAATACAATATAATCAGCCGAAAAATCATACCAAATTTGTTTAATACGTAAAGATTGGATAACAGTATTTTCACCATTATGACTTTCCATATATACAATTTCGCACTGATACCCCCTGTGAGTGGGAATGAGTCTTGCACAAGTTATAATAGTATTATCGTTTTTTGTACCAGATTTGGCCGCAACGTCAATAGATAATACTCTTATCTCACCATCAACTTTTTTAATATCGTAAGGATTTTTCTTTAAATTATAATCTTCTTTTCGTAGAGGATAAAACGAGCGTTTTATCTTTCTATTCTTATTAAACATATCAAGTTTAAAATAAGCATCGGCATTTTCCCCCCAAGGAATATTTTCATATTCCTCAAGAAAAGTAATTTCATCCATAGTAGATTTATCTTCAGCTATTAACTCTTTAGTTTTTATATTATGTTTAATTGCAATAAGATAATCAAAAGCAATAAATCCAGCAGATTTGCCAGTTAACATTGCCCTGATAGTTGTTAATGTTTCTTGATACCACCACAAGCATTTGTGATAAGCTGAAGATATTAATATCCTTTGTGGTTGTTCAATTAGAATTTTAATATCTTTATATTTTGAATTAGAATCTGTTAAATATGGAGTTTGTCTTGCATAAGAAAACGGTTTAACGATAGAATCAAATTTTTGTTTATCCATGATTCGGAACTCTTCACCAATGGTAAATGTACTGCGTTCTCCACGCCCACTTTCTTGACAAGCAACAACCTTAATTGTACTAGTATTGTGTAATTCACAAAAACAATTATTTTGAGTATCTGAAAACTTTTTAATTTCCCTTGCTATATTAGGATGTTGATTTTTTAAGTCAGACATTTTACCAAAGATAATTGACGCTTGTTTTATTGTTGTAGCCACAACGACAATTTCTGAATGGGGGTATAAAACAGCACGAGCAAAAGCCAGAACAGCGATTAACCATGATTTTGCCGCTGCACGACTTGCAATTGTTACAAATTTAGTAGATATACTCATAAAATAAACCCAGATTATTTGATACCAATGAAGATTAATACCAAAATAATGTTGAATAAATCTATGAATATTTCTGCGATAAAAGGTAATCCAATCGATTAAATTTTCTTGCCACTGGTCAGTTCTTGATTTATCTTTTTTTGTTGATTTTGGTGCTCTAAATTGATCTGGGACTTTAGAATATTTTTTAAATGAGTTTTCATAATTTTTATGACTAACTCCCATCAAAATCATCCTCAGTATCTATTTTTATATTATCTAAATCGGCATCGATATTATCATCAACAAAAAAGTTTCTATTACCAGTAAGAAAATTTTCAATAGGACGATATACATAATTTTTCAAATAAGTTCCAAAACCATCTATATCTTTATATTTATCTTGATCTTCATACCATTCTGCGGGTCTTTTCTCTTCTATATCCTTAACCCAAACCCCAAAACAATCTAAGGATTTACCAGCACCAGCAACGTTTGCTTTTGCGGGATCAACACTGGCTGTTTTCATTAAGTCTTGAAGGTCTTTTAATGCTTTACTTGTATCTTGATGTGCCTCTATCATTTTTCTTATGTCAAGTTCCTTGATACAAATAAGTTTTAATAATGTTAATTCAGCTTTATTTTCACAAGAATGTGTCTTTTGCCAATCTTCCAATTCATAATCTAAAAAATCAAGGTCTTCTGTTCCAAAATTACCCCATTTTTTAACTCTATTCTCCTCACCATCAATATTATTAAAGTTATCTTGAAAAAGGTCAGTCATTCCATCATCGAAACATTTTTCGCCATTATAATGAAGTGTATAAACCTTCTGCATATAATAGCCTAATGCTTTGTCGGCAGGGAATTTCTTTTCTTGAAGATGGTTATCAGTCATCACAAATTTATCTTCAATAAATGGAATATTAAATCTTCTGCATACCAAGAATAATGCCTTCCTAATATTGTTATATTCATGAAAATAATCATCAAATTTATTTTGAACACATTGTTTGCACCAAACCATCTGGCCGTTGAAGTTGTCATCGTTTTTAGAAATATATGAATTATTTTTGGTTATTATTTTTTTACATTTTGAATTCACACATCTATATTCTTGTTCATTCACACGCCTCACCTAAACTATCAATCATTTTGAAGTATGCATCGCTCATGGCAATGGCATCGTAAAAATCAAATTGTATTTTTTGAACTTCCTTACTTAAATCATTAAAACATTTATGTTTTTCAGTATGATATTTATCAAAAATTATTTTTTCAACATCATATTGGATATCATAATGTTCTAATACATATCTCTTAGTAAGTTCCTTGTCTTCATCACGATTTTTACCGTTTGTCCCTATAATAGCTCTCCATTCTCCAGCATTAGCAAATGAAAAACATACCCGCTCGTTATTTCTGCACCAATCTTGTAGGCAACCCTGACACTGTGCAAGTTTTTTAAAATTATCTAAATTGAGCTTGCCACCATAAATTCCTTCTGTGATTACTAGTTTTATTTTATATTTGAAAACCAAACAGGAAACTTGCTGTATTAATTCATGACGTTTATCTGCCTGATCTTGGTCTGTTTGTTTCGGGAGATTTGATAAATCTATAATGCCGAAATCTAAAATTTCTTTATTCGAACCACGGGACACCCAGCCCGATATATTTGTCGATTGGTCTATCGAAAATATCATTGTTACCTCAATCTTTTTATAGGAAAAAGGCAGTATAAAAACATACTGCCCTGCGCCCACAACCCCTACATACTATTTCATTAATTCCGCGCATTAACATAAAATGCCGCTCTTCGGACTATATATTTTTCGGGGGAAATTATAAATTAATTAAATTTTCATTATTTTTATTATTTTCTGTTTTTATTTCAATTAATTTTGTTTTATTTATATCAATTTTATTATTTTTATCAAAAAAGAATAAAGCATATCCATTAATGTT